TTTCTCTAACTTCTGGTTCTATTTTACTAGTATCGCGGTCTACAGCATATACCATGTAACTTCTTGGTTCTGGCGGATCATCTCGAGTCTCGAGTGTAGCCCACCAGTGGGTATCTCTCCCCGCACCGCACCCCATGTCACAGACTGTGCTTATACTGTCTAAGAAACTGTCATATCCGTAGATCAGATTTAAAGTTTCAAGACTATGCTCGTGGCTTTGTTGGCTATTATTGAAGTGTTCCATGATGTAATAGTTCGATCACTACCTTTTCTTTGTATTTTTTTAATCTATTTTCAAATTGATAGCAGGTCTCGGCCAATCCAATCATGTCCGATGTGTCAAGCCTGTATCGTCGTAATAGTGTTGCCCAATCATCAATTTGTGATTTTAAACACTCAAGATCCACTGACGAAGTAAGATCTGTTCTCGGCCGAGCAGATCTAACTGTCTGCCATTCTTCCAGTAATGATTCAGACCAGACATGAAAATCTATCATACACTGACATCTTCCATTCCGGCGGTGCGCAGTCTAACAACGTGTCCCAACATCCATTGTTTGTACTCAAGACCTTTCATCATGCCCAACCATTTATTGCGTAGTAAGGCTACCTCGTTGATCAGCGTTTCAAAATCAATGACTTCGTCTTCACCATCGACATATTTTTCAGCATCTCGAGCACTCAATGCTCTCGCATAGTTTTCTAGGTATTTCTGAAAATGCCTACGTCTTATTTTTCTAAGTTGTATATTGAGATACTCTAGTACCGCTTCAATTTCTTGTAATTGGTTAAAACGATGCTCGGTTATTCCTGGTAATGCTGTGAGATTTTTTTCAACCAGGCCGTATATTTTACAATCTTTTTTGGCTTCATTTAGTTCTCCCTCATAGTAGCCAATAAAAGATGGGATTTCGCTGAGATCAGATACTACACGATTATACCACATTTTCAACCTCGATGTCTAGATAAGGAAAAACATTTTTCCAATTGGTTTTTCGTCGGCGGTCAATTTCATCGAGATATGTCTTCATCTTTTTAATTTCAACGGTGTTCATCTGTGTGTTTAGTATTCTAGCTCGCATACCTTCCATGCGCTGCCTTGCTTCTTTCTGATCATCAGTGTCTGCGGGCATGGCCTGGAAAATACGATCAAAATCATTTTTCCAAAATTCACCACCGTAGATCTCTGGATGCAGATATGAAAATCCGGTGACAAATTGAAAATAATGTCCTATATGTCTTTTATCATTATTGCTGTAAAAGGTTACTTTGTCAATGAGATCGGGCATCGACCTCATAGTAAGTGTAGTCACTGTTTGGTTTACGTTAAGCCTGATCCATTCTTGTTCGGCAACATATTTGAAATTCTTTTCAAATAATTCAAGATCAAGACCTGACCGTGTATACTCTATCTCAGGACCCCAAGCATCAATACTGGCAGTTAGATCAAACCGTGATATTTTATTTTGACTATAGAGTCTTTCCATTTCAACAATATGGCGCTGGAAGACTTTTTCAGATATACTAAAATTTGAAAAAATGCCCAATTCGAGATCGGGATTAGGGTAGTCGTCTAGTATTTCAACAACTCGATCGATTAGGTCATGTTGTATCAGTGTTTCCCCACCCAGTAAATGTAATCTCCTGAGACTGCGGCCATTCTTTTCTAACCAAGAATAAAATTTTTCAAGATATTCCTGTGCCAGTGTATTTTTTTTAATCTGACCTAGTATAGTCACACCATCTTTGTTGAACTCACCAAACTTGATATTTTCTTGTTCAATTTTAGAACTGAGATTGGCGTTACAATAAACACAAGAAAGATTACAAGTATTTCGTGCAAAAATCTCAACTATGCGTGGTGTGACGTATATTTCTGTAGGATTAGAATCTAATTCCTCAGGAGTAAGTCCAGGTATATCTAAATTATGCTGTCGATCGCTCCAACCACCAGCATCCTCAATGTCTTTACAATATTCACATCCGTTGCCCATTGAGCGAGGCCATTCTCCTCGGAGCATCAATTGACGGTCATGTATTTTTTTTGGAAGATTATGAAAATTGTCAAAGTTTTTAAAATTTAACGGTATAGGTGTTACACGATGACACGATGACGTGGCTCCTTGGTTGAGCCAAATAGTACTCCAAGTCCATTTTGACTGGCAAGCAGTCGCTGTCTTTATTGGAAAAAAATCCTTGGGACCAAATGACTTAGGAGATTTAATTTCTGTCATCGTTAATCGTTGTAATTTTCGTAATCGTAATCCTCTTCGTCATCCTCTTCATCCTGATCTATGTTACCACCATATTCGGCCATGCTACGGGTAAGATAGTTATCGTAAGAAGTAAATTCCTTGAGATCTTTGTCGTCAAGATAATCTGCTATTACACTGACTAAGCTATCAGCCGCGGCCTGGCGCTCTTTGGTCGGTACATATTCTTTCATGATTGAATAGACTTCGTTAAGAACATCGATGTTCATGTTTTATGATCCTTGTTCAAGTTCTGGCTCGACAGTTTCTGGGTTAACAGTCTGATTTCGATGTGGATTATCAACAAAATCTTTCATGACTTGATCTAGACTGCCTTCCTCATTGCGTTCCCACTCTTTGCGGAATTGCTTGATTTCGGTACCGTCGGCCATGACATATTTAAGCCTGTTACCATCTTTTGCTAGTAAACCCTTGCCCTCAAACAGATCTACCAATCCCGAGTAAGGATTCATGCCAGTTTCATACGGGATCTTGACTTGTACTCCTTCAAAGGGTTTGGCATAGCGTGTTTTCATGATCTTACAGGCAGCACGTATACCTTTGACTTCAGAAATCTTGTTACCGTCCTCGTCTTCTTTCAACTTCAACTTGCGCATAGCGACAACGATTGAACTGGCGTAGATAAAGCCCTGACCGCCCGAAATCTTATCGTCGGGATCAAACATGTCTTGGCTGGCATAGGTATGATTGGTACATACCATACCTATGTTCAAGTTACCAAACATGTTGACACAGTTTCGTACCAGAGCAGTGAGACTCTTGGCTTTGCGCCCGAGATCGCCTTTCATGTCTCCGGCTTCGAACTGATTCACATCTGTGGGAGTCAGCAACATGCCCAGGCTGTCAACAATAAACAGTACCTTGGGTCTTTCCCCTTCGGGCAATGTCTTGTATTCTTTGGCGAACTCGCTGATCATCTTGGCCACATCGTCAATCATGGCCATATTCACTTTGAGCAATTTATCTTCACTAGTGTCGACACCCAAGGCATGTAACCATGCTTCGTCAAGTGCGTTTTCCGTGTCGATCAAGATCACATAGATACCTTGTTGTTGTGCATGCCGCACTAGATTTCCCGAGCAGATAAAAGATTTTCCTGCGCCCGATTCTCCGGCAAACACAGTGACCTTGCCCAGTGGTACACCTTTACCAAAGTCTCCACTGATGAGATAGTTGAGAGCATAATTGCCGGTTGATATCCAATCACTGGGATCATTGAATCCCAGTGATATTCCATCTATGCTCTTAGTGATGCTTTTTCTAAATTTTGATACGTCAAATGGCTTGCCCATGATTTTATCCTTTGTTTAATTGAATAGAGAAATGATTTTTCTTTAGACCATTGGTCAACAGTATCCTACGATAGTCCCCGAGGTTTTTTCCCAAGTCAGGTATGTTGCCAATGTTGAGATATCTTCCGCTCGCAGATTTTTGATGTTTGTGACACCAATCAATATAATCTTGACCAAATGGAACTTGCCTCGGCAATGACAGATCTACCATTACATATCCCAATAGTTGATCAAATGTATTCTCATCGTCGTGCTTTAAATCTAAATCAAAATTTAGATATTTGTCATGTAGTGTTCGGCCAAGATGATTAAAGGCTATTTTGAAATTAGCGATATCATTGGTTATCATACTTTTCGGAAAAGGATTTTTAAATTCTAACCAAGAATTAAATTCACACATGACATCAGAAAAACTGTTTTCTATGAGATGTACACAGACATTTATCTGGTCATAAATTCGTTTATAACCAAGTTTGTCAATGACCACTGACGATTTAGTCACTGGGATTTCATCTGGAAACATATGAAATACTTTTTCTGTGAGGTCAGAAAGATATCGATCTCTCTTTGCTCTTACATCATAGTCTACAGAGTGTGATTCCACCCACAAAGCATGATAGCGATTTAATCTATCTTGATCTAGATATCCAACAATCGAATCGCAAGTTTCAAATACTGTGCCGGTTATCTCTCCGGCCCAGGCATTGACTTCCTTAAGGACCATATCAATTTTTTTAAGATTTTCCAGTAACTGTATTGAAAAATCTCCAGTCACAAAAAACCGATTCGAGTCGCAGGCATTGATATTATCTACGTAATATTCAATTAATGCGTCCGCTTCTCGATTGATCGTCCTTACCGGTATGGTGTCACCAGTTTTTTCGAAAACCAAAGAAAAATCCATCAAAATGAGTCAAGGCAGGATACCCTGCCTTTTATATCAAGATTTCTGTTGGCGATTACGTATCATCGCTAAGATGTCTTCGGCCTTTTGACTCGATGGCTTGGCCGCCGATACCGCAGGTGCTGTAGCAACAGGCGCATCCTCTTCTGCTACAGAGGTAGGTGCTGGTGCGGCTGTGGTCTTCGCGGCAGGAGTTTCGTCGTCATCATGAGCGACTGCCGCTACCGAGCCACCAAAACCCGATGGCTTGTAGTAAGCACTCCACTTGTCGGGATCATAGGCCTGACCGTCTACAGAGGCTTCAAACATTTCTTTGATAACCTTCAACTCGATTTCAGTGGGTCTCTTGGGCAGGAAATCTGCTAGGTTAAATAGACCATATTGCTCGATTGCGGCCAATTCTACTTCAGTGAGTGCTGTTTCTTTTCTAGCATATTTAGAAGTAGAGTAGTCAGCATAGCCACCTTTGGAGGTCTTGGTTACCAAAAAGTCAAGACCGCGCTCGTAGTCGGTGGGCAATTCTTCCATTTCGGGATCCATCAAGGCCGCTTTAACGATATTAAAAATCTGAGGACTAATGACAAAACGGCGTATGGGATTCTCAGGCACTTTGTCGTCGCCCAAGGTGCTTTCACGCACAAAGCCTTGGAAGAGATAAGATTTTTTCTTCCAATACTTACGTCCCATGTCTTCAAGACTCTTGTCTTTAAACCAGGTACGCACTTCAGCCAACACTGGACATGCCTCACCCCACATTTCAACACAAGGTACTTGTACGATCACAGGTTTGGAATCGGCTTGACCTTTGACGCCAGCGAATGGCAGTCGGATCATGGCCCGCTCAACCCAGAAGAACGAGTTCTTGGTGTTAGAGTCGGGTAAAAAACGGATTCTAGTTGTTGTGCCTTCTGGAATATTCCAGTGAGCGAAGATAGCGTTGTCACCGCCAGTTGAGTTACCGCTTCCGCGGGTTTCTTGCGCTTGTAGTTTTGCGCGGATTTCTGCTAATGTAGTTGCCATAATGGTTTTCCTTTATAAAATGTGCCATAATTGTTATGAGATTGTCTCAATGCACATACCGTAGTATATGCTCATCTATTTAGTATTGTCAAGCAGAATTCGAAATTATTTTTGGATACCAGATAACCATTTTAACATCGCTAAATCTTCATTGGTCACTGTTTCAATGCTTTCGGTTGGTTGAACTTCGGGTCGTACTGTTGTTTGAGCAATTGGCTCGGGATTACGTTGGTTATGCCCTTCGATGGCATCAACCATACCAAGTTCTTCAAATCTTTTCTGT